CCCGTCCGACGAACAGCACGCCACCTTCCGACCGGGCCACCGTGTTGAGATACTGGACGACGTTTCCTGTGGCGGTTCCTGCTGCGAGGGTGGAGTCTCCGGTGGCAATGTCTGTGGACGCATCCCAAAAGTCGCTGTTGGAGGCGATCACGTCTGTTACGCGCTGGCCGGAGTCTTCCTCACCCACGGTCAGGCCGTCTGGGGGGAACTCGGCGAGAGCTAGGCGGGAGAAAGCGTCGGATGCCTGCACTTCTACGGAAGCGTCGCCGGACGGGTTGAACGCGAGGTCGATGTCGTCCACGATCCCTGAGAACACCTGTACGTCGTCTGCCCAGATGTTGAGGGATCGGGCGGGTTCCACGCCGGGGTACAGGGCGGAGGCGGTGTTGAGGGGGTCCAGTTCGCCGTCAAGGTTGCGGAGGGTGACGGATGCCTTCCCGGCCCTGATTGGCTCTAGGGCGTCCTGACGGCCTCTGGAGACGGATAGGGAGACGACCCGGTCGGACACGTCTACGGGGACTTCTCCGACGCCGAGAAGGTTCTGGTCGAGGACGCCGAACTCGGCGGAGTCGAGCTCGAACAGGACGGCTTTGCCGTATTCGACGCGGACGACGGTCATACGAACTCTCCGGCTCCGAGTCGGACGTAGCCGCCGAGGGGGCCGTTGCGTCGGGTGTACCGGCGGAGTGCTTCGACAACCTGCTCAGGGTCCGCTGAGGTGACGGTGACGTTGACGTTGGTGGGGGCGGGGGTGGCCTGCCGTTCGCGCATTGCACGCTGCTGTGCGGCCATCTCAGCAAACCTGCGGGCCTCGTTCGCAGCCATAGCAGAGTTGACCCCTACGGATGCTTGGATGATTCCGGCGGATTCGGTGACGCCTCGGGCCATTCCCTCCATCATGTTCTGCCCGATGCCCTCGAACAGCTTGGACGGGGAGGAGATGCCGAGGAACCTCTTGGTCGCTTCCCAAGCGTTCCGAGCCGCGTTGACGAGCTGGTTCTTCAGGTCGTCCGCCGACTTCTTGATGCCTTCGACCATTCCGTCAACGATGGACTTGCCCCATGCCCGGAAGGTGTCAACCTTTCCGGCGAACCAGCGGGCAAACTCCATGAAACGGTCGTTGAACCACTTGACAACGTTGTCCTTGAACCAAGTGTCAAACTTGCGGATTCCTTGGAAGACGAACTCGACTAGTGCTTCCCCGATGTGCTCAAACTCGCGGTCCTGCTCGTTGAACCAGTTGCGGAACCGGACGATGAACACGGTCAGGGCGGCGACGACCGCTGCGATGATGAGGGCGGGCCAGCCGAAGATGGCCGCCACGAACCCGGCGACGACCTTCGCCAGCGCTTTCACGCCGACCTTCAGTAGCGCCACGATGGCCGTTCGGATCGTTGCTCCGGCGACCCCCGCGAACTGGAACGCCCAGCGTCGGAACGCGCCACGGACGGTGATGAGGAGGAGCTGCCATGTCGGGCGGAGGAGCGCCCCGATGTTGGCGATGGCGACCTTGAACGCGGTTGCGAGGCCGGAGAGGATTGCGCCCGCGCCCGCGAGGAGCCCACGTCCAATCATGGCAAACACGGAGCCGATACCCCGAAGAATCATCATCCCAAGAGACGGAAGGATGGTTCGCAGCGTGAACGAGCCAACCCGGCGGAAGATGAGGGTGAACGGCCGGATAAGAGCCTTCACGATTGGGCCGATAATCGGCACGCGGGTCAGAAGCAGGGTGGCGAAGATGCCGCCGACGAAGTCTTCCCTGAACATCTGCGTGATGCTCTTGGTGCCTTGGTCAATCGCGTCGCGTGCTGCGGCAGGGTCGGAGAACAGGCCGCGAACAAACCCGACGATGAAGTCAATAGCGAACGATCCGATTGTCAGACCGATTTGCGCCCAGTCCTGCGACTTCGCCCAGTCGGCCAGTGGCTTGGTGATGTCTCCGGCCGTCTCGAACGCGCTGCGGAACGTGTTGGCGATGAACTGGCCGAGGAGCCGTCCTGCCTCCTCCGCGTCGCCGTCGTCAAGCGCCGCACGGAAGTCGGGGGCGAAACTGCGGAACCGCTCCAGCAGGTCGTCAAACTCTGCCCTGCCCACGTCACGGATACCAAGCAGCGTCGTCTTGAACTCGTTGAGCGGCTCACGAAGGTTCTCGTTGAAATACTGCTTGAACTCGCCGAACTTGGCGACAGAACGGTTCACGAACGCCTCAACCTGCGGGATAGCGCCCTGAACGAACGCTTCAATAGCGGGGAGCTGTTCGCGGAACCATGCGACGAACCGGCCGAGGGGGGCTGACAGTGCCTCACCGATGGTGATGCCGATGTCGGCGAGGCCGGAGGTCAGCAGGCCAAGCTGCGCGTTGAACGACTGCAACTGCTTCTCAGCGACCTCCTCCGTCGCCCCCGACGCCCCATACAGCGCCTCCTCGTACCCCCGGATTGCGTCTGCGCCGCCGAGGAGGAGACGAATGTTGTTGCCGACCGACCGGGTCAGGCCCAACTGATCCATCGTGACCGCACGCTGCGCGTCAGACATCGGCCCGAGGACGCGGGTGAACTCCTCGGTCACGTCCGCCATGTTGCGGAGGTTCCCCTCCGAATCCAACACTTGCAGACCGAGCTTGTTGAACTCGTCCTGATTCCTTCCGGCAGCACGGGTCACGTCTCGGAGGACGATGTTCAGCGCCTCACCTGCGGATGCGCCCTTCAGACCTTGATCGGCGAAGAACGCGAGGACCGCAGCACCCTCCTCGATGTCCTTCCCGAGAACGTTGAGGGCAGCACCGGCCTTGTTTGTCAGCGCCTCAGAGAACTGTTCGGTGCTTGCGTTCGCAAGGGTCGTGGCCCGGACGAGCACGTCCGACACGCGGACCATGTTCTCCATGCTCTCCGCAGTGTCCTCAGACTTCAGGCCGAGAGCAGACTGCGCATCCGTGAGCAGGTCGGTGGCACGGGCCATGTCAAAGTTTCCGGCCTGTGCGAACTCGGCAACCTTCGGCAGAGCGGCCAGCGACTCCTCAGCATCCAGACCTGCGGACGCGAGGAAGTAGAACGACTCGGCAGCCTGCTGAGCGGAGAACGTCGTCGTCTTCGCAACCTCACGGGCCGCATCCGACAGCCGCGTCTCCATCTGCTCGGACAGGTCGCCCATGATGGCCGTCGAGTTGACCATCGCCTCATCAAACTTGGCGAACTCGCGGATAGAGAAACCGGCGATAGCACCAGCGGCCGATGTGACAACCTTCGCAGCCGCGAGAGCAGCGCCACCAAGGATGCCGAACGCGGACGCACCCTTGTGCGTTGCCTGCTGCAAGTCACGGGAATCACCCGTGATCATCACCTGAATGACGCTGGTCTTTCTACCTGCCATGCGTCACCTCAGATTCCACGGTTACGACGAATGTCGTCAATGTACCGAGCAAAGGCGTTAGCAACTTCCTCACGACGCTTGTCAAGCGCGTCGAAAAGGAACGGGTTAGGCCGGATCGGCCCACCCTGCCAGCCCTTCGCCGGGTTCGGACGGGAGGGCCAGCCGAAGTGGATAGGACCCGCATACGGCACGAGCTTCCGACCGGCCCGCACGAAACCTCCGCGCCGCTGACCCGACGACCGGATCGAGTTGCGCAACTGGCCTGCGGAGTGCGGAGGGGTCCGCCAGTACGGGGTGCCGGAAATGACCGACCGGGTGCCGTGTGTCGGCGCGAGCGTCTTCGCCTCACCCTCAACGATCTTCGCGGCGGCAGCGTGCGCACGCTTGATGTCGTTGACAGCATCGTCGCCAAGGCCACGAAGAATCTTCTGAAACTCGCGTTGGCCTACAACACGAACACCCGGTTTAGGTCTTGCCACGGCGCGCCTGCTTGTCCCGTTCGTGCAGGACCGCCAGCAGCGCCTTCAGCATGTGGCTGTCCTCCATGATGAACTGTGGTGGGATGCCCGTCGCCACGGCAACGGACGCCACCAGCATCGTCATGGAGTCTCGGACAAAGGGAGTTCGTTGCCCTCGATGATCTGAACATCGACCACCGTGTCCAGCCAAGCGTCGAAGCCCTTCTTCGACCCGGACGCCTTCCAAGCCAGCCAGTAGATGTGCTCCGCCTTCTGGTCCGTCTGGAAAGCACGTCCAAGTCCCGTCTGGAACTCGCGCTCGAACTGGACAACGACACGAGGGGTAACGGGGTACTCCCCTTCGCCATCAGTCGTTTCGACACGCAGGGTGACAGCAAACATGCCCTTGACTCCTATTCAGTTGGGTTATCAGGCGGTACCACGGGTAAGAACGCCGTCCACCGGCCAAGTGACCGACTTCGTCGCCAGCTCGCCGACGCCTCCGCCCCAGCCCCACTCGGTGATGAGAACCGAGCCGGTGAAGTGCGGGTTCGCCGTGCCGACCGCAGAACCCTTCGGGCCGATCACGATAGCGGCCGTGCCGCCGACGAGCGGCGAGATGGTCGCGTCAATCTCGGACGGGTTGAAGTTCTGGTGGAAGTCGAGAGCCACCGACTGGTCGCGGAGTCCGCCGACACGGGTGCGCCCGGTCTGACCGAACGCCGTCGTCTCGACCTCCTCGGCCTCGTCGTTGAACTCAATCGACGCGATGTAGTCCGAGAAGTCCTCGCCCGCGATGCTGATGTAGGCGTCCGTAAGAACGGTGCGTGCCATTATTCCTGCTCCTCCGGCTGTTCAGCCTTGTCGTCCTCTAGCGCCGGGACAGGCTCCGGCTGTTGAACCTTCTTGGTCGTCTTCTTCGGTGCGTCTTCCACCGGAACAACCTTGCCTCCGGCGAGAAGCACGCTCATGTTACCACCGAGGTCTTCGGCGGTCACAAGCGACCCCTCGGGGAACGCCATCCGCTTAGAAACAACACGGTACATCATGCGACTACCTCCACCTCAAACTCGACACCAAGATACACCACGTCCCCCACGCTGACCTGCCCGTAGTTCCGCATCTCCGTCACCCGGCAGGTATCCGCAGCTCCCCCCAACGTCCGATCATCCTCAATAGCCTTCTTCACCGAGTTGGTCCCGACCACATAGTCGTCAATGTTTCGCTGGGCGGCACGGTCATCGGCACGGCCGACAAGGAGCGACACGGTAAAGAAGAACTGGTCGGCCCCCCGGCTGCCGTCAAGGTCATAGTCGATCCGGTCGGGAAGAACCATCGCCACGGGAGGGCGGGGCGCGTCAAGATAGGTTGCGGAGACGCGCAGCCCGTTTACCGTGGCAAGTCGGGTGGCGATGCCGTCTCGTAGCGCGGTCATGCTGCTCATGTGATGCGAATCCGCCGGTACGGGGCGAGAAGCATCTCCACGTCAGGATCTACAAAGCGCGATACTCGCATAGCGCCCATGTCGCCAAAGCCTGCCACGCCGAGCGGAGCGTCCAGACGGCTGAACAGGCGTGACGCCTGAAGAATGGTCGCCTCCCGCACCGGATCAGGGATGGCGGGCCACCCGTAGCGGGCGTACACGCGGACGGTCGGCTGACCGCGCCACACCGGCCAGTAGCCGTCCTCATACGACCGAAGGCGAGTGAACGGCAGCGTCAGACCGTAAGTGACCGAGTTCACCGGCTCCGCAGCCCAGTCGATAGACAGCAGCGTCTTCGAGAACGTCCGGTCAAGGTCGTCATCCACCCGAACCTCAGTGACCTCCACACAGTCGTCAATCTGGACGATTCCGAACGTGTCGGTCGGAACGTAATCGCGGTAGGTGACGGCGGTTCCGGCGGCGGCGAACGTCCGGTCGCACCAGCCGTCAACCCAGCGGGAGGCAGAGTCAAGCGCCGTTTCCAGCAGCGTGTCGTCCACCGTGTCGCTAATACGCAGGGCGGACTTCAACTGGTTCAGCGTGGCGTAATCGGACATTACGAACCTCCGGGCCGGTGCAGTCTACAGCCGGTCAGCCTATTCGACCGCGCGGGCACTTGAACGTGTGACCTTCAAGGTTCAGATTCACAGTCGGAATCATGCTGTAAACGTTCACGTTCAGGGTGCGAAGATGCGCCGCGAGCTGGTTTGTGTGGGAAATCCAATGCCCGTTGATGAGCTGGTCGGTCTGATCGTTCGGCGAATTGACTTCGCTGTAGTCGCCTCCGTTGGTCTTGCCGTTCCACCAGCCGTGGTCCGCTGCGACCGTGATAATCGTTTCCGCGCCGAGCCACCATGCGCAGGCCATCGCCATGTGCAAGGTCGTTGTCCCGTGGAATAGCCGTTCTTCGCCGTCTTTCGGCCAATACTTCAAGAACGGGTTGAAGTCGAGCGACGGTGGCGGCGCGTCACGAATCGTGTTCTCGTCGCCGTCGAACTCTTTGCCGCCCCAGTTGCCGCCCTGCAACTTCCGGTCGGGGGCGATGACAAGCCCTTGCCAGTCTCGGGCACGCAGCCGGTCAGGATTATTCGCATACTGGCTAACTGTGATGGCGTCCTCGGACAGTCCGAACTGGGGTCCGACCAAGTTCATGGCGACTGTCGGTTTGTCATCAAAGAAGCGGGGGTCAAGCCATTCCCATGCGGCCGAAGAACCGACGACCCACACGGTTTCACCGGCCCACCTGTCCTTGATTTCGTTCAGACGCATACCCACCTCCAAAACATGTCCGCACACGATCCGATGTATTCAATGTTCTCGTCGGCACCCCTCACCGGAGTTCTGCCGACCAGACTGTTCGTGACCACCTCGCATCCGGCGATTTCGGCCTCAATGACCGTCGTCGGACACGGGTCAACGACGCCCTGAGACAGATGGACGAACCAGCGGGCACGCCCCATCGTCTCCAACACCTCCGCCCGAGGACGGTTCTTCAGGCCGACAAACGAGAGGCCGCGCGTCTCCGCCCATTCACGGGCCTGACGTTCGCCCTTATGCCAGATGTCCCTGCCAGCCCACAGAACAAAGTCTTCCTTCGGCACGTCACGAGGCACCACAGACGTGTCCCACCAGCCCGGGCACACCTCGTCATCACGATTCCCGAACGTTGACCGCATCAGGTCCGACGCCCAGACCACCCGGTCGGCACCGCCGAGTAGCGGCGCAACCTCGGGACGCTGCGGCGACATCAGCCACACCACCGGAGACAACCTTGCGAGCAGGTCTATGTCCGACCACGACAGAAACTCGGTCGCCGCAACCACAATCCGATCACACGCCTCAACGCCGGTCAAAGTCTGCCCAGCATTGAATCGGACAATCTCGACGCCTTCGGAAGCCTGCGTTCGCATCATGTCCTGAAGGAACTCTGCCCCGCCCGCATACCGTCCGGGCAGCAGACCCGCACGCGCAGGCGCGTCGTCAGGTTGAGGCCACTGGTGCGACACCCATGCGACCCTCATGCGAACGAATCCAGAAGCGGCACCCACCCCTCCTCGAACACCTTGTCTGCCGCATAGTCCTTGCAGAACTCCACCGCCTGCTCCGACACGGTCGCCCGAGGCCGCTCGTAAGCCTCATTCAGCGCCCGAACAATCGAATGAACCATCGGCGTAGCAAACCACTGAAGCTGGGTCGGATTCCACTGCGGCTGAACCTGCACGATCCAGCCGTCGCCGACAAGCTCGGGCTGTGCGGAGAAGTCGGAGACGATAACCGGCGTTCCGCAGGCTTGCGCCTCCAGCACCGGCAGGCCAAACCCTTCCCCGGCCGTAGCGGACAGCAGCACGTCCGACCGGGTGTAGATAGCCGCCATCATCTCGTCCGACACGCCCATCCGGTGTTCATACTGGTCAACGAACATGACCTTTTCCGGCGGGATGCCCGACGCCTTGATAAGCGCTACCAAATCGATACCAGACCCAGACCCGGTCGCATCCGTGTGGAGATAAAGCATCGCATCCGGCTTGTCCTGCGCGAACATGCCAAAAGCCAGAAGGTTCTCCCCCCACGCCTTCCGAGACGGCAACACACCCTTATTCGCGTTCGGGATGGTCACGACGAACTTGCCGGGCCACGGGTCCTGCTCCATCACGGACGGAGCCCAATGCTTTTCCAGCGCGTGCGGAATGTAATGATGCTCGATCCCGCGAGCTTCCATCGCAACCGACCCGTGCTTCGACATAGCGATAGGCGTCACAAAGTCCTTCACAAGCCAGTTCTCAACGGCAGGCGGCAGACCGGCATGGTCGATGGGAACCCATGAGACGACACCGTCCATGTCCTCCCAAGCAGACCCCTTCAGCACCCAAACGTCACACAGCGTCGTGAAGATGAGCGGAGAATCGGCTTCTTTGCGGACACGTCGGTAGTTCTCGAACATGATGTCGTGGGACCAAGTTTCGTATCCCATCGGGAAGACCCGAGCGGATTCCCACTTTCCCACACCGAGCAGCGAACCCCAGTTCGCCTGAACGGTCAGCGGATGACCACGTTTCCGCATCCGCCTTAGAACCTGAGCCGACTGCGTCCCATACCCGGTCGGCATAGCAGGATGGTTCGAGTACCAGTGGACCCGAGGATTACGAGTCTTACCCATTGCGCAGGCTTCCGTCAGGCGCAGGCGCTTGCTTCGGGGGCGGCCCACCCCTGCGCTGGCAGGCCGCCCCCGAAGACTAGCAGAGGGATCAGCTACCGCCCGCGAAATACTTCACGTTCGCGGACTGGCCGAGGTCACCCCAGACTCGCATGGAGACACGCCACACGACCTCGTCGGTGTCGAAGGCGAAGTCGTCGCTGCGCGCGACCTCGATGCCCCCGACCTGCCGGACGTGGTACGAGCTCATGTCACCGTAGATGACGGACTTCGCCGAGGCCGCGACCGCCGGAGCGAACGGGTTCTCAACGATGCGCTCGCCGAGGATGCGAGGCTCACCAGCCGCCCCGTACTCGAACAGGTAGCGCCCGTCGCCGTCCTTCAGCTTCCGAACAGCACCCAGCGTCGCACGGCTCATCTGGAGGGCCGTGGCCGGACGGGCCGCGACAGCCGAGTCAACCGAGTGGATCAGGTCGATCAGGTTGTCAGCGGTGAACGCCCCGGTCGCGGTGCCACCCGTGACGCCCGAACCGGCGGCGTCGAAGATGCCCTTCGGCTGGTCCGTGCCGGTGCCGACCGCGAGAAGGTCGTTGACCTTGTACCCGACAGCCTCACCGGCCTGACGGGCGAGGTACGAGACGAGGTCGATGCCCGAGTCGGTGATGATCTCGGACGAGGTGCGGAGAAGCACACCAACCTTCTGGGCCTTCAGGGTGAACGACTCGCCAGTCGGGTTGTTGACGGCGAACTGCGCACCCTCGGCCGTGGCCGTGGCGGACGAGAACGCGGTCTGACGCGGCACCTTGATGTCGTTGCCAGACGCGGTGTTCAGGATGGTGTAGAGGCCCGGCTGGAACGCGGGACCCGTGTACCGGAGGATGGTCTGAATCTGGTCGTAGAAGCCCTGAGGGACGAGCTCGGCGTCCTGCGTGGTGCTCATGTCACCGGCAGTGCCGCGCGTCTCGAAGGTGTGACGACGCATCTCGCCCGTAAGCAGGCTCCGAAGAACGTCGTTGTCGGTGTTCGTCTCAATCTTGGACATGGAGACGGTCGGAACCTCGATGCGCTCCTCAGCGGCGCGAGCCTCGCGCTCGGCGTCGTTGCGGAAACGGAGGATCGACTCGTCGTAACGGTCAATGTCCGCGACGATGCGGTCGTACTGCGCCTGCTCCTCACCCGAAAGGTCACGGGCCTCGGAAGCGGCGTGGTCAAGAAGGCTCTTGGCCTCCTCCCACGCACGGTTGCGCAGCTCAACCTGTCGGTCGATGAACTGCTGCATGTGTCACCCCCATAAGGGACTAGAAGGATTTGATTTGGCCCCCGCGTGGGTAGCGGTACGGCAGTCCGCGTGGGTAGCGGCACATGCGAAAAAGGTTACCGAAAGTTTGTTCGGTTCACCACTTCTTCGCAAGAAGGTCGTGCTGCTTCTTCTTCAGAGCAATCATCTCAGCAGAGTTCGCCTCCTGCTTCGGAGTGGACTCCTTGATCGCGTTCAGCAGCAGGTCGGCCTTCGCCGGGTCCAGCTCCTCGCCCTCGGCCAGCGCGTCGAGCGCCTCGGTCAGTTCGTCCACAGCGATGCCGGTGCGCTCCGACAGCTTCTCCAGCGAACGGACAGCAGCAGTGGTCTGCGGGTAGGCAGGGAAGCCGGTAACGACGGAAACTTCGTGAAGGTTGATGCCGGTCAGAGTCCGCTCCATCCCATCGCCGCTCCACTTGTCACCGCCACGAGGAACAGTAAATCCGAAACTCATGGTCGAAACGACCCCGGAATCCATCAGGGCCTTCAGGTCCCGTGCGGCGGTGGTGTCGGGCAGATCAGCCTCAACCCGCAGGCCACGGTCGTCCTCCGTAAGACGAAGCGTGCCGGAACGCTTGGAGGCGAGCACCATGTCGGAGTTGTGGTTGATGTAGAGGCGCACGTCCTTGGAACGCTGGCGAAGGGACTTGCCGAACGCGCCGGGAGCGATTCGCTCGATGAACGGGAGCGGCTCGGACGGCACGTTGAACATTGCGGCGTAGCCGACGAACGTGTTGCCGTCGCCCTCGGAACGAATCTCGCCCTCGAACGAGCGGAACTCTGCCTTTGACCCCTTCGCACGGGGCTCTACGGGCGTAACCATCATTACACTCCTGTCGGCCTTCACCTGTTCAGCCTTCCGGTCGAACCAAGCGACCGCATCATCGTAGCGTGACCCGGTAGGAATCCCCCAAAGCAGATGGGCGACCGCCCCCGGCGTCGGATAACCATCCTCGTCAGGCCGCGCACCGTTCGCGTCTAGATCGGGACGGTGACGTGCAGCCCACGCGGAAGCACGCACGACCTTGTCCTCTGAGACTTCGCCGCGCGCCATCGCACGCGCCTCGGACACGGTACGAGGAACCACACCGTCGCCGGACAAGCCTTCCTCGTGATACTCGACGCCCTGCGACGCAGCCTCACGAATGTAAGACGGCACGCTCAGGTCAACCTGACGATCCTCTCCTTCGCGCGGCTCCCAAGCATCGCAATACCAGCCGCCCTCAACATACTCGTCCCAGCGGGTGCAGAACGCCCGCCCCTCATCGTCAAGGTTGGACTCGTCAAAGAACGCACAGTTGCCGCACGCACGGCCCTCCGGCACATCCTCCGACGTAGCAGGCCGGTAAGCGTCTGGCAGGTCGCGCTTGTAATCCTGCTTCTTCTTCCGCTCACCCTCGTAACTGCTGCCCTCAGATTGGGCGATAGCAAGCGCTTGATCTATGGCTTCCTGCTTGGTGTCGTGGCAGCCCATCACCTCACCGTCGTCCTTGACGGTGGCCCACCCCGCGCAGTCTGCGGCTTCGTCGGTGATGTAATACGGCATCAGCAGGACTTCTTAAACGCGACGTAAGACACATTATGCCCCGTCTTGGTCGAGATGAGGTACAGCCGGTCAAGCGGGTTCAGGTCGAACCGAATCGACTCCAACTTGTTGAGCTGGTAGCCGGTCGCCGTCGTCACATCAGGGCCGCCGACAAACACTTCATCCGTATTGTCGTTGTTGTGAATCTGAAGGGCGAACGGCATCACGCACGTCTCGGGAATCTCCGTCGCCACGGTTCCGACCGCGACCTTTCCACTAGTAACTGGCATTACTCGTCATCCTCCTGCACAGGCACCTCGGGCTGCTGAACCTGCACGGACGGCAGGCCGAACGACTCAACATCCAGACCCAGAAGTTCAGCGATGGAATCCGGCGTGTAACCGGAAATCGTAAGCGACTGCGCAGCACGAGCCTTCTGCTGAATAGCGATGACCTCGGCGTCCGTAAGCGGAACGTTCTGAAGGGGAACGCGATACTGGTCGCCAGCCTCCACCGGACCCTGATCCTCCAGCGCCCGCACATCATTGACCGACATGAACCCTGCGAGCAGCGCCGTGTTGTACGACGAATAACGGGTGGCAAGGTCTGCGCGGACGATAGACGACATGTTGAACTTGATGAACGTGGCCGGGTTCTCCAGCAGTTGCGCAAAGTGGTCTTCCAGCATCTCGACATACGGCTGGATCGTGTGCTGGCGGAAGAACAACTGCTGCTGCTCAATGCTGGCGAACGCCATCGCCGCGTTCTCCGAAACGCCCAGCATGAACGGCGGAACACGGAAGATACGGGCAATCTCCTCAACGGCGAACTTCCGCTGGTCTACAAGCTGCGAGTTCGTCGGGTCCACCGTCAGCGGGTTGAACTTCCCCCCGCCCCACAGCATCCCGACGCGGTGGGCGCGGCGCGGACCCTGATGGACCGAGTTCCAAGTGTCGCGGATTTCCTTCCGCTGCTCTGGCGTCAGCTTGTCAGGGAACTCCAGAACACCACCGGCATATGCGCCGTTGCCGAAGAACTGTGCCGCATACTCCTCCAGCGCCAGACCAAGGCCAAGCGACTCCTTCGCCTGCTCCACACGGGACACGCCGCGCAGTTCGCCCGGCATAAGCATCTCAGTCAGGTGAAGCATCTGGTCGGACGTGACGATGCGGTCGTTGCCGATGATGAACACCTTGCGGCCGTCCCGACGCTCAATACGGACGGTCTTCGGGTTCAGCGGGGTTAGATCAACAATCTCGTTGCCCGACCGGGTGATGAGGACAAAAGCGTTGCCGTCAAGCAGCAGGGAGACGAGCACCTGCTTCCAGAACGTCGTCTTCGGCATCTCGGTGGAAGGACGGTCGATCCAGCGGTCCTTCGGCCGGTACTGGAACCGCTCCCCATCGCGCCGCACATACTGGTCGTACGGCAGCGTGGAGATTGTGTCGGAGATGAGGCGGACACAGGCGTACACGGCAGACAGCCGCAGCGACGTTTCCTCGTTGACGGTCATGCCCGAGGCGGAGGGACGCTCAAACAGCATCCCCGAGCCAAAGAGTGTCTGGTATGCGCCTCGACGCTCGAAAAGGTTATTCAGCACTCTGGCTCCGTTCCATCGCCAGTCCGAACGCGAGCACGCTCACGCCGAGCGTCAGCACGCCAGCGGCAGGCGTAACCATGAACGCGCCGACTGCCAGCAAAAGCATACCGAACACCTGCAAGATGGTTGCGGTCACAGCCACTCCATTCCAACATCAACCTCGGGCTGCTGCGCATGATACGCAGCCCTGTTGTAAGCGATGACGGCCGCGATTGCGGCGTCAATCTTCCTCGGGCTCGACTTGTCCTCTTTGGTGATGTAAGCCCCTTGGGCGCTTTCTTTGAGGACGCTGTTCGAGATGTGACGGGCCAGCCCCGGACTGCCATCGTGCGTCAGACCCTCGTTCGAGGTCGCCTGATAGAACGACGAACAGGCTGCTGCCATTCGTTTCCGCACGAACGTGTTGAACGCGATGACCCGGTCGTCACCGTACTGCTCCATCCAGCGGGTGAGCTGCTGCGACCAGTACGGAGGGTCCGCCGACATCTCGACCACCTCGAACCTGCGGAACGCCTCGTGAACCTTCGCCTCCACCTGATCGTGGTCAACCGTCCACGCCACGTTACCGCCCGGATGCTCCCACAAGCCAAGCACGAACAGGTGCGGGATCGGTTCGACCGTTGCGGCCACCAGCGCGGTGGAGTCGCCCGAGTACGACCCGTCAAAGCCGAGGACGACTTTCGCACCGTCCTGCACGCGAATGTCGGCCTCCAGCGCCTCCCACGCCCCCGGCGGCAACCACCGTTCCTCGTCCGGCTCAACCCACATGTTCAGGTGATACCGGCAGAACTCGTGGAGGGGAACTTCGTGGAACCGGCGCATCAGGTCGTCCAGCCGCTTCCACGACTCAGGGTTGGCGTGCTCCAACGCCTCCAACCTGACCGTCTCATCCTCCAGACGATCCACGTCAACCTTCGGCTCACGCCACGAGAACAGCATCCCCCGGTCGTCAATCTCCCCAGACTCCACCCGCTTCCCATACTCGTACAGGGTCAGCCCGACCGACTCCTGCTTCGGATTACCTGCCGTCGTAATCGACAGCGACCACGCACCCTCACGCTTCGCCAGCCCATTCTCCAGAACCAGATGCACGCGGGCCTTGTTGC